GATAAACAAGATGCTATCAAAGCGGTAACTGATCCACAACAATTAGCATCTAAAGTACAAGAACTAAAAGATCTTGAAGATGAAATCGCAAACGCAGAAGCGGGCGTCAAGAAACTAAAAGAAAAAGCTAATGCGATTTCACAATTTGAAATACCATCGATGATGGAAGAAATGAATTTAAAGAAATTAAAGCTGACAGATGGAGAGGTTGTGGAAATCTCTAATTTTTATTCTGCCAAAATTACAGATGAGGCAGCAGCTTTTAACTGGCTTCGAGAAAACGGCCGAGGTGATATCATTAAAAATGAGATCACTGTTACCTTTGGTCGTGGCGAAGACAACAAGGCGAGCAACTATGCAAACCTTGCTAAGGGACAGGGCTACGAACCAATCCAGAAAGTGGGCGTACACCCTCAAACCCTTAAAGGTGTGGTCAGAGAGTGTCATGAGACTGGACTCGAGATGCCTTCTGACTGCTTTAAAACTTACGTGGGTAACCGTACAAATATAAAAAGGAGCTAGCTATGGAAGTAGCAACAAAGAAAGAGGCACAAACTCCGTCTTCTATTTTATTTAGAGACGATGCCAACAAAGGTTTTGAAAACGTAAGACAAGAATCTCTTGCTTTACCAATCTTAAAACTTTTGCAAAACGGATCTGGTGAGGCACAGAAGCGTAATCAAAATTATGTGGAAGGCGCAGAGCCAGGTATGTTTTTAAACACAGTAACAAAAAAACTGTACGATGGTGATAAAGGGATTAATGTAATTCCTTGTTATCACAAAACAGAATATCAAGAGTGGGCTGAATTTGGAACTGGTTCAGGTAGACCAGAAAACATTTATCCAGCAGACTCTGACATTCTGACAAAAACTACAAAAGATGGTGCTAGAGATAGATTACCAAATGGTAATTATATTTTAAATGTTCACCAAAATTTTGTATTGATTGTTGCGGAGAACGGTCATGCTGAAAGTGCACTTATTTCAATGAGTGCATCTCAAAGTAAAGTTGCAAAGAAATGGTTGTCTTTGCAGATGTCACAGACAATGTCTGATGATAAGGGGATCTTTACTCCAGCATCATTTGCGTATGCTTATAAACTAACCTCTGTACTAAACAGTGGTAAGGGTAATCAGTGGTATGGTTACAGCATATCATTAGCAGGTGAAGTAACAAATTCTGATCTTTATGTGAGGGCCAAAGACTTTCACAATACATTAGAAGCTAACAATAAATAGCCACAATTGGGCGCTAGGAAACTAGCGCCCCACATAAAGGGATGTATGTTGAAAGAAATTTTTAAAGGATTAGAAAGTGCGTATGGTCAAACTAAAATTACCAACGAAATTCGATCCGATGGTAAAGCTGAAGTCAAGTCTTTTACAATTAAGAAACCAGTTACAGATCAACTTTGGCAAGAACACATTAAGGGGCGGGAACCTGCATTGGGCATTATTCCAATTAATGAGGATAATGAATGTAAATGGGGTTGCATTGATATTGATACTTATCCTTTTGATCATCTAGCTTTAATTAAAAAAATAAGAGAACAAAAATTACCTTTGATTGTTTTTAGATCAAAGTCAGGTGGAGCACACGTCTTTTGTTTTACAAAAGAATTTGTTCCTGCCATTTTAATGAGAAATAGATTAATACAAATGGCATCTATCATAGGTCATTCGAAGGCAGAAGTTTTTCCAAAACAAAACACGATCAAAGCAGAACGAGGAGATGTTGGTAGTTTTTTAAACATGCCATATCATGGTGGAGATAAATCAATTAGGTTTGCTTTTGATGACAGTGGACAAGCGTTGTCTATGGATAAATTTTTTAAATATTACGAACAGCATGTAATATCAAAAGTAGGATTACAAAGTTTACAACTAACACAAAACACAAAGGAAACTTCAGACTTTCCAGATGGACCACCGTGTCTACAGACAATTGCAAAACAAGGTGCAGTATCGGAAGGTGGTCGTAATAATTATTTATATAATATTGGTGTATATTTAAAAAAGGTTGATCCAACAGGTTGGGTAGATTTAATAGACAAATACAACACAGAAAAATTTGTAAGTCCACCGATAAAACGAGATGAAGTTACTAAAACAATTAACTCTCTAAATAAAAAAGATTATGATTACAAATGTAAAGACGATCCAATTTGTAATTTTTGTAATGATAAACTTTGTTTCACTAGAAAATTTGGTAAATTAGGATCACCTGATATTGATATTACAGGAATCAGAATGTTAGATTCGGATCCTCCAATTTATTTTGTAACTGCAGATGGTGAAACTATGGAGTGCGATCCAGACACGTTACATGATCCAGATAAATTTTCTAAACATGCAATGATACATATTCGTAAAACTTTATTGTCAACAAACAAAATGATGTGGAAGAAAAGAATAAATAAATTATTAGCAGAAATGGACGATCCTATTCCAGCACCAGATGATATGCGTATCGATGTAATTTTACAAACTGCACTCACAGACTTTGTAAGTAAAAATGGAAAACAATTAGAAGATGTGTTGAAACGAAAAGCATTTACAGAGAATGGCCATAGTTGGTTTAAATTTAAAGACTTCTGGAGATATTTAATGGCTACTAAACAATGGCAAGATAAAACATACAATCAACACAAGACTTTACGTTTAATACAAACACTCTTTCAAGCAGAGTCTGTAGTTAAAAAAGTTGGAGAAGAAAGTGTAAAAGTGTGGGAAGTCAAAGGACTTGAACTTAAAAAACCAATTATAAGAAAAAACAAAACAAAGAAAGCTGAATTTGAAAAATGACCAGGACTATTATTCCTGGACCTCCTGGCACAGGTAAAACACATACCTTAATTAATAAATATCTACATCATGAATTATTTAATCTTAAAACAAATTCTAAAAAAATTGCATACATTACATTTAGTAATGCAGCGACCAAAGAAGCAAAATCAAGAATTTATCAAAGATTTCCAGGATATGAATTTGATTACATCTCAACCATGCACGCCATGGGCACTCGTGCTTTAGGTTTAGATACATCAGCTCAACTATTAAATGGAAAAAATTGGAACGATTTTAAAAATTTTTCTGTGATTTGCAAAGACATGTCTTTTGAAAACTATCACTCCGAGTCTGGATATAGAAATTATAAAAATGAATACATGAAAATTATTGAGTATGCCAGAGCAAAACAAATTGATGTGTTAGATGCAGCAACAGAATTAGAATTTGATATTCACATTGATGATAATTTACTTTTACAAATTGAACAAGATTTAAAAGATTACAAAGAATTCTACAACATGTACGAATTTTCTGACATGTTGACCAAGTTTGTTGAGAAAGACTTATCACCATCCCTTGATGTAGTTTTTCTCGATGAAGCTCAAGATCTGAATCCTTTGCAGTGGAAGATGTTCTATTACATTGAGTCTCAGTGTAAAAGATCTTACATTGCAGGGGATGACGATCAAGCTATCTATACGTTTCAAGGTGCTTCTCCCTCTGAATTTATAAACTTACGTGGCGTCATTGATGCACAAACTCATTCCGTAAGAGTTCCAAGAGCGGTGCACAAAGTTGCTTTGTCAATCTTAGAACATGTTCAAGAGCGTTTGGAAAAAGAGTGGCAACCTAGAGACTACGAAGGAGAAGTCATTGACCACTTAGATTTACCTGACATTGATTTGAGTCAAGGTCAGTGGTTAATTTTAACAAGAACTAACGAACAAATGAAACCGATTGTAGAACACTTGCATGACACAGGACATCGTTTTGATTGTAAATACAATGACTTATTACCTAGTAGTTTATTGGAAGCAATTAATATCTGGGATCGTTTAAATAAAGGTGCAAGTGTTAGCGGAGAAGAAGTAGATCTTTTGTATACTTTTTTAACCAAAAAAGATATCAAACATGGTTTTAAAAGTAAAGATCATACTCAAATAGATTCTGTTGACCTGAATCAGTTAAAACAAGATCACGGTTTATTAGTCTCTGGTGACTGGACTGTTTTAAATGTGTCAGAGGCTCAACGTCGATATATCGAGAGTCTAGTAGCAAGCGGCGAGGATCTAAACAAACCTGCACGTATTAAAGTTTCCACAATACATTCTGTTAAAGGTGAGGAGTCTGAAAATGTTATTTTGTTTACAGACTTAGAAAGAATTATTTACGAATCTGCTCAAGTAAATAAAGACACAGAACATCGTTTGTTCTTTGTTGGTGTGACCCGAGCAAAAAACAAATTATATATTACGAATCAAGATTCGGAATATCAATACAACATAGGAGAAGACTTATGACAAATAAATCATTTTTTGAAAAAGCATGTGATCGTCAAGAAGGTGGGGATCACTATAAATTAAAAATCCAACCTTATCACTTCATCATGGCTAATGGGTTGAACTTTTTTCAAGGTAATGTTATTAAATACATCGTTAGATATTTAAAAAAAGGAAATCCAATACAAGACTTAAATAAAATAAAACATTATTGTGATTTAGAAATTGATAGATTAAGAAAGGAATGGGATAAGTGAACGTTCAAGACATAACACATATATATTGGTTGATTGCCTTTACTGTTGTTATCATTACACTTGTTTGGTGGAATAAAGACTTGTAATGAAAATGCCTTTTTTTAAAGCACAAACCGAATGGATTTGTCCTGAAAATTTTCCAGATTTATCTGATCATGAATACGTTGCAATTGATTTAGAAACAAAAGATCCAAATTTAAAAACAAAAGGTTCAGGTTCTGTAATCGGTCAAGGAGAGATTATTGGTATTGCTGTAGCTGTTGAGGGGTGGTCAGGATACTATCCTATTGGTCATCGTGAAGGAAACATGGATAAAAAGAAAGTATTAGAATGGATTACAAAAGTTTGTGCAGCAGATAACACAAAAATTTTTCACAATGCAATGTATGATGTGTGTTGGTTAAAATCATACGGCATTAAAATAAATGGTTTTGTCATTGACACTATGGTGATGTTATCCTTGATTGATGAAAATAGAAGATGGTATTCTTTAAATAGTGCATCGTATGATTATCTTGGAGAAGTTAAAAATGAACAAGCATTAAAAGAAGCTGCAGAGGCTGCAGGAGTAGATGCAAAGTCAGAGATGTACAAACTTCCAGCGATGTATGTTGGATCGTATGCAGAAAAAGATGCAGAGCTTACACTAGAATTATTTAGAGTCTTATCAAGAGAGATACAAAAACAAAATTTACAAAACGTGTTTGACCTGGAGACAAACTTGTTTCCGTGTTTAGTTGATATGAGATTTAATGGAGTTAGGGTCGACGTCGAAAGAGCTCATACACTGAAACAAAAATTAGTTGCAGAAGAAGAAGAGTTATTGCTGCAAGTGAAAAAAGAAACAGGAATAGAAACCCAAATATGGGCGGCAAGGTCGATTGCACAAGTATTTGATAAATTGTCTTTACCTTATTCCAGAACTTTAAAATCAAACGCACCATCTTTTACAAAAAATTTTTTAAAAGAACATCCACATCCTTTAGTTCAGAAGATAGCAAAAGCTAGAGAAATAAACAAGGCACACACAACATTTATTGACACGATATTAAAACATGAACACAAAGGTAGAATTCATGCGGATATTAATCCTATTAAATCTGATCAAGGAGGCACAGTCACAGGACGATTTAGTTATTCTAATCCTAACCTTCAACAGATTCCTGCAAGAAATAAAGATTTAGGTCCTATGATTAGAGGATTATTTATACCAGAGAAAGATTGTAAGTGGGGTTGTTTTGATTATTCACAACAAGAACCAAGACTTGTTGTGCACTATGCAGCGACCACTGAACCAATTTGTTTTAATGATTCTGTGACTAAGATTGTAGAAAAATTTAAACATGACTCTGTAGATTTTCACCAAACAGTAGCTGACATGGCAAATATTTCTAGGTCACAGGCCAAGACAATTAATCTAGGATTGTTTTATGGGATGGGCAAAGCCAAGTTACAAGCAGAGTTAGGGTTAAACACGAAGCAAGAAGCCGAAGATTTGTTTGATCAATATCATGACAAAGTCCCGTTTGTAAGAGAGCTGATGAATAGAACATCGTCTTTTGCGCAAACATCTGGATCGATTGGAACTTTACTTGGTAGAAAATGTAGATTTGATAAATGGGAACCTGCAACGTTTGGTATGCACACACCTATGACTTTAGAAGAAGCAGAGAGAACATATGGTCGTGGAAGAATTAGAAGAGCGTTTACATACAAAGCTTTAAATAAACTTATTCAAGGATCTGCAGCTGACATGACAAAGAAAGCAATGTTAGATTTATATCGAGAAGGAATTATACCACACATACAAATACATGATGAACTTGATCTATCAGTTGAATCACCAGAGCGCGCCAAAAAGATCATTGAGATTATGGAAAACGCTGTTACATTAAAAGTTCCTAATAAAGTTGACTACGAATCGGGAGAGACTTGGGGAGATATTTACGATTAATTATGGCTTATTTAAATGCAAACATACCGCCAATCTACTGTCAAATAAGGAGGGAATATTTATATGACTTACAAGAACATCATGGAGAAGCTGAAGATGTTGTGGTCTTTGGTATTACGAGTATTGCAGGACGTGCCATACTATTCCACTGTATGTTGGAGAATGGTGCGTGTTACTGGAGACTGCCTATCTCAGCGTTTTTCCAAAAATCGCATGACCGAGCCAAAGTGCCGGATATGTCAGTACACGAGTTGGAACTGTGGAACTGTTTTAGTTATCATCCTAGTGTGCATTGCTTTGATTTTTTAGTGGGAGAAAAAGGTAAATTTAGAGGCATAGACAAAAAATTTTATCATGGTGAATATTTATTTACCATTGACTGGGCGGCTCCAGATAGTAATATACTAGATGTCGAGCACTCAGAAATACCTCAAGAACATAAATGTGCTCATGTTCTTGCTTTAGAAAACGGCAACTTTGCCGCTCAACCAAATAATAGATTGATCTGGAATGTCCCAAGCTTTACAGTAAAAGACAACTGGCCAGATTACAAAGTACAAACAACCTATTGGAACGTTGAGAACAAAGGGCTAATTACTGAGGACTCTGACAGAATGTTTTATGAGGTAAGTAAAAAGGATGAAAAAAACTGAATGGGTTATATTTTTAATTGTATTCGCATTGTTTTTAATAACATGGGTTGCAACTCCGTCACGTGCGGATACGACACAAAATAATACAAGCGGATCTAATACGTCCATTACAGGTGGTTACACTAACAGCACAACTTATGAATCAGGCAGTAGTTCTGCTAGCACAACTACAAACAATACAACATCCAATATTAAATCAGCTCCACCAACTGCAACAGCACCAGGTCTAGCACCATCTGGAATAGATGTGTGTTCAGTATCAGCTAGTGCTGGACTTCAAACTTTTGGTTTAGGAGTATCTGGTGGTAAAAGTTTTAGAGACAAAAACTGTGAGAGAATAAAATTATCAAGAGAACTTAGAGCAAACGGTATGAACGTAGCAGCCGTTGCACTTCTCTGCCAGGACCCGCGCGTGTTTCAAAGCATGGAAATGGCGGGGACCCCGTGCCCGATTGATGGTAAGATTGGTAAACAGGCACAAGCACAATGGAAAAAATATGGCAAACTTCGACCAGACTACGATCTATACGTAAAAAAATTAAAGGTTATTGAAGATGCAGAAAATAATAGTAAGACTTCTAATTACTCTGACTCTGACGAGTAATGCTTTTGCTGAAACAGCAACAAGCGGTAATTTATTACCAAACGCCAATGTAAATCAAACAAACTTACAAAATCAATCAGGAACGATAAACGGTATTAGTGGATCAAACGGTTGGACCACATCAGGTATATCTAATTATAACAATGAGTTAGAAGCAAACGGCACTGGCACAGTATCTTCCTCAGGATCTCTTGTAGGTATTACAACTGAAAAACAAAATGGTGGACAGTTTACAACAACTGCTGATAGCTTAGATGGCGGTGTAAGATTAAACTCT